CTTGAAATCAACAACACCACCCCCGCTTGCTGGAGCTTGATTATAGCTAGATTGCACCACCGGCTGCTTCAAATTATTAATAGGCTGCCAGTCAGCGATAACTGCATTAAGCCCGGCTATATTTCTATATGTTAGCCCGGTGTCATATACATCGACATAATCACCCTTTTGTATTCCTGTCAGAGCGAATAATTGAACAAGGGTTGTTACGCTGGTAAATGTATATCTGCTTTTGCTCTGAATTTCATACCAATCTGACATCACCGCATTTAATCCTATACGGTTTTTAAATGTGGTGCCTAGATCGGTTCTTTCGCAGATATCCCCTTGCTTTATTCCCGTTAAGGCAAGCATGGCTATTTCTGTGGCTGCGCTATATATTACATCAGCTATATATCCTTCCCAATCTAACGGGTTAAATACACCTGGACCATTTGCCAGAATACATCTATGTAGAACACCAGCATTAGATACTAATTCATCAACGGCATAAACACCATTAGCGCTCCATACCTGAACAGCCGCTATATTAGCCCATTTAAGAGGGTTAAATATTTCAGCCGTATGAGTAACCCAACAACGATAAAGAGCGCCGCCCTGTAGGATCATAGCACCATTATTATAGTCTTTAGTCGGACTGTGTAGTGATATAGCTATTTCTGCTGTATTCCATTCGAGCGGGTCAAATACACCCGGTGCTACTATAGCTATACAAATATAGATAGTCCCATTAAATACGACCATTTCCCCTACAGCATATACAGCCTCGTCGCTGAAGCTCGAAATAATCGCTATGTTCGACCACTTACTTGGTGCGAATATCTCAGGACCATTAGCCACCCGACATCTATATATTTCACCAATATATACCACTAATGTATCCACCGCATATATTCCGGTAGAACTATGATTGGTGATAGCTACATCAATGCTAACCCATTTAGCAGGATCGAATACCTCAGGACCGTTCGCGGTTACACATCGGTGGATTATCCCACCCTGATATACCGCGTCGTTTATCGCATATATTCCAGCCGGACTCCAAGTAGTAACCGCTGCCACATCAGCCCATTTTGCCGGGGTAAATGTTTCAGGACCGTTAGGTGTCCAGCATCTATATAAACGCCCATTAAGCAGAACCATATCACCGGATACATAAGTGGCTGCGGTACTGTGATTTAATATAGCTGCTGTCGAGGTTTTCCACTGAATCGGATTAAATGGTGCTCTAGCTGTCGCTACGATACAAGTATATACCAGATCATTGAATAGGACTGCTTCACCGATAGTATAGGGCACTGCCTCACTAAATATTGAAATAGCGGTAGCGTCTTCCCATTTAATTGCATCAAACGCTGCCGGACCATTACCTACTCCACAGCGATATATTCTACCCGCGACAGATACCAGATCATTGACTACATATATCTTAAGTATGTCATGAAAAGGAATAGCCGGAGCAACAACAATACCGCCAGCAGAAAATACCCCCCATTCTGGAGTTGTCGGATCTAATGTGCCCGCTGGATCAATAGCCACATTATCGACTAAGCAGCGCCATAGCTGATTGTCGGTGGCTAGAACAAGAGCCCCTATCTTATAAGCAGTCGCTGTATCCCATTCAGGGACACCCCGCTCATTAATATGTACGAGCATCTGCGACATCTGATTTTGTATGAAATTAAAATCAGCATGAGTCGGGACTTCTACAGCCCACCCGGACGAGTACTTAGATACCCCCGGATCGGTCTTATCTGCGGGCGCAGCATTCTCAGCCCATACCCGTAGATTAGTTGGTTTATTAGCCATTTAAGTGCTCCTTATAAGTTAATGTAACCATCAGCATTATATGTTCCAGGGGTGATACTTGTACCGCCTGTTCTAGTGCCCATTAATATGCGCCCGCCATATTCTACCTGGATGTCACTTGAGATGTCGCCAGCTCCTTTTCTAGCACTTATTTCAATAGAGGTTACACAGCCATCACCAACAGCCAATATTCCATTCATATCAGCTCGTAAAGCCGTTATCTTATCAATAGCCGTTATAGTTGAATTTTGTCCTGCTAATACAGCGTGCCCGTTTACGCCGCCGCCATCGCCTGCGTCGTTCGCGGTTATTGTTTGATCGACTGAAATATTTGATCCAGCCCCTCTAGCATGTACTCCGAAATGCTCGCAGTTATTAGCTTCAATATGCCAAGCAGATATAGTAGCACCCCAAGATGCATTTACACCTTCTACACAATTGCTAGCCCTAATGGTTCCCTTTACTGAAACAGTTGATCCTCTACCAGCTAAGACCCCAACGGTGCAATTATTAGCAGTTAGATCAGAATAACAATTAATAGTAGCGCCTATTCCTGAGAAAATACCAGAGCCCCCGGCACCAGTAACATCTAGTGGATTACGGATGCTTATCTGCGCCGTGCTATGCGCCCCGATTGCCGTGCCTCCTGCATCAACAACTCTTGTTTCAAATATATTAATACTAGCGCCCCAAAGAGCATAGATACCATGTTTTTGTGGACCAGAATTAGGTGTGTCAAATTTAAAGGCAAAGTTTATTAATGGTGAGGTGGCATTGTTTCTAGCACCAAAAAAGCACCCCCTACCTTCTGAATCAAAATCAGTAACTATAGCCGCTGATCTTAGGGTATGTGGAATCATACCCTGCTCGCTATCAATTACGATCCAACCTAAGTCTACGCTGTCAAAATGTAGCTCTTCATCTAGAATAAACCCGGTTTTTAATTCTATTCTACCCCATATACCGCCCTTTTTATAGATAGGGGTAAATTCTGATAATGCAGTTATCGCTTCTGTTATGGTGGCATAATCCCCACCTGATCCAACAGTCACGTTCATCTGTGCTCTTACTAGCTGATTACTGTCACCGCCGCTTGCGAATTCATCCCAGTTAGTATTGCCGCCACCACTTGGATCTTGTCCGATATTGTTTGTGATAGCCGTATAAATCTTATTATCGACACCCTTGGTCATACCGCCAATTGGATAATCTGTGGTACTATCCCAGCGCGGTATACCTTCTTCATTTACATGCTTCAGCATCTGGGTAATTTGCTGCTGAATGTAATTCATATTCTGCAAGGTAGGAATCTCGACGATCCAGCCTGTATTGTATTTAGCATTACCGGGATCTGTAATAGCCCCTGCTTCTGCCCATATTCTGATATTACCTGGTTTTGTTGTGCTCATGTTATAATGCTCCGGTGTATGAACCAACGTCGAATCCTGATATGCAGGGGATACCCTGAAAACCAAATATAGGACCGTCGGTGTAATATATTTTTCTATTAAAACCTAGCACATTAGGTACTAGGTCGGTGTATTGTAATATTGATGCCATCCTGGCGCTGGGCTTCCTGGTAATCGTTACTGCATAATCATTTTTAAGATCTTTGACAAAACATGGTACCTGGAACAATAGCTGAAATAATTTAATGGTATCGTTCAATGTTCCATTATGATGATTTCTCGCTATCTTGGCTTTTATGATAATACGATAATCTTCGTCACCGATATCATTTGTTGGTAAGTCTATCGGGGCTAGATTTTCATTTAACCAGATACCTCCAGTTGATTTCTCAATAACCACCGGCATCCCGATTATTCCAAAACCTCCTGCTAATGGATGCGGCTCAAAGCCAAAATAGTTTTTATAATTGGATAATAGATCGTCTTCGTGGAACCATTCGCCAAACGGGATAGTGGTATCAAGATCGAATCCACCTGCCTGAGCATGACCTAAGAAGCCGAAATATAAATCACCAGGGTTTAATGGCACTGCTTCATCCCGCCAGCGTCCGGGGTCTGGACTTCCTGAGCTTGCGAAACCATCCGCTAATGGATGCCCTTGGTAACCGAAGTAAATGTCACCCTCTGAATAATATAAAAATCGCCCTTGCCCGACTATCGCACCGATGATATCCAACCACTCACCGGCTGCCTGATCAATACAAAAGAATATCGACATATCATTGAGGCAGTCAAGAGTTCCGTCAAGCTCTTGTCGATAAAGCCCTATAAAATCCTTTAGAACGGGGCTATCCTGATATTCTGCTATAAGCCTATCCTTTCGTTCAGCTGCATCATATAAAGGCTCGCAGCTTATCGGTTTCGCCCCAGCATCACCGGGGCGTATTATACAGGTAGCCATTAGATTACCCCTATATTAACGACATCGAATCGAGCCAATTCATCAAGCTCCATGAGCACAAAATTAGCAGAGACTGGAGTAGCCGTATCTACCAAAATTTCAGTAACGGTGAAAGTGGGATAGCTCAATAAAGCACCATACAGCTCAGCAGAATAGACGCTTTGTCCTATGGTGTACCCTGCAAAGTTGCAATGTTCCCCATTAGCAAAATCAACGATCGCCTGCTTAATGATGTCCTCTTGTGTCTGATTCCATCCCAATAATTTAGTTATCTTGACTGATACAAAAATATCGATTAAAGCAGGTCTGTCAAATCTAATGGAATGAGGTAAACCATGTATATCATTCACCGGGACAGAAACAGCCCCATTCATACCACAGCCTAGTGATTTTCTGAAAAAGATAGTCTCTGCTATAGCCTGATCCCCTCCACCGAGAACGATAGCCCTCATGCTTTTAGCCCCTGTTCCGGTGGAATAGTCATATCGCTCTGAAGTATTTTCATAAACGATCGCCTTTTCAACACCATCAATATTGCTTAGCCCAGCCTGCATGCTATCTAAAATAGCTCGCCCAGGTAAAGCTACAGACGCATTGGATCTAATCCTGAACTCTTCGTCTGTTTCTTGCTCCGTCCCAGTCACTCCAGCTGTTGGATTATTCACTGAAATAAGCCCGGATATCGGGGTAACTATTTCACGCAGGGTATTTATTGGAACGACGATTAATCCAGTCTCGCTACAGACTATGGTTCCCAGCTCAGGCACCACGATATCGGCTTCTAGTGAGAAGGTAATATTCGGTATTCCTGAAGCAGCAAATAATGTCCCCTCGGGTATAAGAGCACCTGGCGTTCCTACTGTCTGTATTTCGACTCGAGTAGCCGTAGCCGGCTTCCTTTGAATACCTCTTATCTGACTAACCAGATCGAGCATATTCCCGCTGGAAAAAGAGGGGTTCAGTCCCATATAAACAGCTTGAGCTAGCTCATATAATACGGTGATGTCCTCTGCTATTATCCCGTTTAATTGTGCTTCCGGGGTGCTCGGATCTAAGGATAACTCCTGTCCAAAGATAAGGCGTAACCCGGTATCCAGCTCGTTCTTTATTTCATCTAACCGCTTTATGGTTAGCCCTTGGTTACTTAATCCTGTCATGCCCCTACCCCTTGCGTCGCTGTTTGTTTCCCGCCATATACATCAATATAACTAAAATCTATAAATAATTTTCTGGTGGATGCTTTAAACGAAAGCGCTATAGATACTAATTCCACGACGCCATCGGTGCCTATTATTGTTTCTGCCACCCTGCTCTCTATTAAAGGAAAGTTAGGGTTATGTTTCATTAATTCGGTGAACCAGGGAAGCCCGGCAGATCGATCCAGAAACCACTCGTTATAATGCAGGAGCAATCTGGTCTTGACCGTTTGTAATACAGCATCACCATCACGGAGCAACCCGATGCCTGATAATTCCCGATACATATCATGCTCTCTGCTGAGCAATCCAAACACTAAGTGACTCATTGCATTGGTCCAGTTGATCCACCCGAATCACCGGCATGGATGTGAGCGTCTACGGTAATACCATTCAGAGTGAAAGTCCCAACCTGAACCATGTTACCTGTTATTTCAACATTTCCCAGCAATTTAATTAGCGGGGCTGTTAGGGATATTTCACCAACAGCGAGCACCCGGGTATCTCTACCGGAAGTTATAGTAGCATTATCCTGAGTGCTTATATTGACATGATGGCCACTGATAATATTAACGCTACCCACGGTATTAATATTGAGAGTATTGGCGGTGTATATTTCAATATCGCCATCGCCATGTAATGTAATATGCTGGGTCTTCTCTTCATTTCGTATATCCAATCCATGTATATTATAATGGGGTATTCCATTCGGTTTTGAATTTACCCCGATAATAGCAAAACCATCGCTTATATCGTGACGCCTTCTTTCTGCCGGAGCCTGAACGCCGCCATGCTCGAACCAGGTATCAATAGCCCGCTCAGCAAATATAACCAAACATTCGTCACCCGCTTTTATCGGTAGGGTAATATGAAAGCCCCCTGCTGATGGCTGAATCACCGGGATATCAATAATTGGTGCTATCTCTACCGACTCACCGCCTATGTTCCGCTTAATGGAAAGCCGGACTGTTACCGTCTGCTCTTCTCTATCAAAAGCGGTTATTATCGCAGGGAGTGCTGTATGTGTATTATATAACACATTCTCTACAGCGACATCAAAGGCTTCTTTCAAGGAAAAGGTCATAAGACTATACCCTCGATTGCTGTGGTGAATTCACCCTCGATACTGGATGCATTAAAAACCACCTGCTTGACATTTATAGCCAAGGAGCCTTGTTCTAAGGCGGTGCTTTCAACAACAACCTGATCGCCAGGACGCACTTGGCTTTGCATTAAGGACAGCACTTTTAGCTTGTTCTCTTTGGTCTTATCATCGTAGTCCAGCTCAGGGCTTCTAAGCAATCCACTCGTATAGTTCAACAAGAGAGGTTTACCTAGCCGATATCCTGATCGCTTCACAATGATCAATAAACCATCCTGAATACTCCAATCTAAACCATGTTCCTTAGCTATTTGATCCATATGTTGCTTGCTATCGAGGGTATAGCTTTTCCCTCGGCTAAGAGCGCTCTGAGCGAAGCCCTTATCATCCCCAATTATTTCGAGCTCAGCATCAAAGCTGGTAGCCAGGTCTTTTAAGGTATCCCCTAGCTTGGTCTTACCAATGTAGGTTTTATTCATGGTAGCAGTCTGTAGGCTAATTCCCTTATCCCCTGCTTTTACTGTCGTTACCCACTCAGCATCATTATGTAAATGTGCCACCGACATCACATCGCCTAAGAAAACGGTGTTTATTGTTTCCCCATACCCCAGCTTTACCGAAACCAGAGTGCCTTCAGCGGCTATAAAAGCTCTGCTCGTCGGTGAGATGTTAAAGATGTTCAGCTCTAGGCTATCAGGCTGGGTAGAGTCCAGGGTTTTAGATATCCTGATCACTATTTTAAATCTTTCGTCAAATAGGCGTATATGCCCACCTTGGCTAAATACGACCTCTATCTTGCGATTAAATAGGGAGCTCACTCTTCACCCCTAAGTATAGAATTCCACTGGCTAGAGTATCTCTCTTTGGATCTGCTATTACCCCTTGTCTATTCAAGAATAAAGCGAACAGATTATAGTTAGGGGTTATCTGCAGGATATTAGGTCCTGATACAATAGCAGCACCCCCATGCAATAGATCACCGGATACATAATCATAGATATCTAAAGCCCACATCTGAGCCGTTTCATTCCATGCTATGACGAAATGTAATTCAATACCGTCTAGATTATGTAGAAAGGACTGATAAGCATCCCCTGTTAAATCAAGCTGTCGCACGTAATACCTCCAATGCTGCTGGAGCTGAAGTTAATCCCGAAAAGTTAAAGCCCTCTTTTAAATAGGATGTCGGCGGTACCTTCTTTCCTGCTATCTTTCCTGCGTCCTTTGCTCCAGCCCCTCTATCTGCGGTGGCGCTATCTGCTCCAGTCGCTGACGGCGTTTTCGTTATGAGATCGCCAAGAGTCCCTTCAAATTCAGCCGTCTGTACGATCAATACTTCCTGTAATGAGACGGTGAATCGAATATGATCCGGTGCTTGTTTATCCTGCTTAGTGGTCAGGGATACTATAGCCATATTACCATATACTTTTAGCTGGGTCTCGACTATGAATCGACCCCCCTGCTGCTGCATGGCTAACATGAGATCCCAGGCATTACGAACTTTCTGCCCGAACCCGAAATCTTTCCCGAAAGCACCACCCAGCTTATTTGCTAGCCCTGCTGCTGCTCCCTGAATTCCATAGTCGACTAAACCGAATGCCGACGAGCTGGATGTAACAACTCCCTCGATGACTAACCTCTGAGGTAGAGCAGCTATATTATCAGTGACCGACAATCCTGTTTCTACTGGATTTCGACTAATGGCAACTTCGCTGTAATGCTCCTCTGATAAGATGGTGTCAAATTCGACTCCACCGATACCATATGTCCGAGGGAAAAGGATGTTACCAATTATATTTAGTGCTGGCATTATGTGCCACCCCCTGCGCTAGATGCTATCATTCCCTCTGCTTCTGCAGAAAATACTTTTCTTGCTACTGCTTCAGCGACGGCTTCGTCATTATTAACTCCGGTGATATTAAATGTATTCGTCTGCTGCATATTGGTAGCCGGGGCTGCTTGGTTTGGAACTGCATCAGGATTAGGGACAAAAGAGCTTCCAGTCGCCGTTAGTGGAGCAGGCTGAGCCCCGCTCGCGGTATCCTCACCAAGACCAAATAGGGACGCAATTTTAGAAGCAGCTGCACTAACCCCCTTTAGATCAAAGGTGAATGCACTCGCTATAAGCTTACCAAGAGCACCGGCTAAGTTAGTTATGAGCATGATACCATCAATCACCGACTGCTTTAAATTATCCCACCAATCACTAATATCATCTAATGAGTCCAGAACCGATTTAACCGATTGATCCCACCAGATAGGCAGCTTATCTAAGAATGCTTGAACAGATGCTTTGAATTCGTCAAACGGTCCTAACCAAGCCCCTATTAATGAGTCGCCACCTTCCATCCAGACATAGATGTCCTGAAGCAACAATGCTACTGCGGCTATAACTATAAGCCAAGGGAAAAAAGAAAGCATGATACCCCGGGATAGCAGCAACACCGCTTTTAAAATAGGCGGCCACAACCCTAAAGCCCCGGCTATACCTATGATAATAGGCACCACGGCAAACCCCAGCCACTTAAAGAAATCGATAATGACAGAAAATACCTGAGCTACGAACTGGACTGCCTGAGCCATCTTGGTCAATGCCCAG